ATGATGCTGATAGGTTTATCCCATTAGATCTTAAAATATATCAAAAAGAAGAAGAAACTGTTAAAGAAGCTGATTTTGAATTAATTTAAATTTATGGAAGATTATAAAATAGAAGAAGTTATTAATGCTCTTCAGAGCTTAAATAAAAATTCCAGACAAAGATCTCTTGTAGACCAAAGAAGTTATTTATTTGGTTTATTACACCAAAAATTTGAGTTATCTGAGAAGAAAATAGCTCACCTTACAGGGTTTACTAGATCTAGAGTCAACTATGCAAGAAGAATGCCTATTCAGTTTATAGGTGATGAGTCTTATCAGCAAAATGTTTATGTGTATGCACAATTGTTTCCACATGACTTTGCAAAGTCTTATGCTTTGAAATCTCATAGACATCATACTATTAAAATAATAATTGATGATAAGACAGGAAGAAAGCTAAAAAGAATTAAAGGTATTCTTAATCATGGTGACATAAGAGATACTGTAAAACATTTATTAGACAAAAGTTTAAAGTTATGGGAAGAGTAAAAGAATTATTTATGCAAATGTATTATGCTAACAATGAAAGCATCCCTGAAGAAGCTACTATAGCTGACTTAAAAAGAATGGAAGATTTAAATATTTATGAATGGAGAGAATATGAGAGAGCTATTAAACTTAAAGAAGAAAGACTTAAGATTGATCAAAATAATCTTCAAGTACAACAAGACCAAGCTGAGAGACAAAGTCAGCAAAAAGAAATTATTAAGCAATATAAAAATAAATAATGAAGAAGGAGATTAGTATTAAAGGATCTCTTTTGTTTGCTATTGGATTACTTATAGGAATGTTTCTTGTAGGCTTTACAAAACCAACCTATATGCATATCAAAAGAGTAAGTATAAACCGTTATTTAAAAGTAAATGATTGGAAGTCAGAATCCAATCCTAAAAAGGTCAAGTACCTTGAGCATTTATACAATAATTAAAATATGAAAACATTAAAATTTGCCGGATATGTATTACTATATGTTCTAGTAATTTTCCTAATTGTAGGAACTATAAAGAATTATATATGTGTACCATTTATTAAATGATCAGTGAAACACTTTTTAAAATACACATTGGTATGGATAAGTCAAAACTTGTCCATACCATTTTGGATGGTAGGTCATGTGCATCTTAGTGTGAATGTCTATCAAGATATACATGAGGTACTAATGTCCCTAGGTATGAATATTATTGTAGCAGTAGGATTTATTATTGATTATAAACAAACAAGACATGAGAGATAGAATAACAATGTTATTACCCGCGTTTCTTTGGTTAGCAATAACCTTTGGGTACATAAGATGTATATACAAAACAGTAACTTGTAATTGGGAACCTATTGGTAAAGCAGAAGTTATCTATACTATAGGAACATTTACAGGCACCGGATTTATTATTGGGTACTTTAATATTGAAGATAAGTAAGATTTTTGGTAGATAAACGGAAATAATCCGGTTATCTGTGGTATAAATAACAAATCTGTTCATGATAAGTGGCAATTTTTACCCCATATCTTAAATAGAAATGATAACTAAACAACAAGAACAATGACAGCAAAAGAAAAAGCATATGAATTAGTATACAAAATGTATGATGAAATGTTTTACTATAAAGATGGATATAGTTCAAGTGATGCAATTGGTGCAGCCAAAAAATGTGCATTAATAGCAGTTAATGAGGTACTAGAGAATTCACATACAAATGTATTTACAAATTATTGGGAGGAAGTAAAACAAGAAATACCTAAACAATAAGAATAATGAAAATAGACCGAGAAGACTTTAATAGAAAAGCAGAGCATATTATAGAAACTGTAGTTAAACCACAGGTTAAGAAATATGAAAGACAAAGGCAGAAGGAAGAGTATTCCTTCTATGTAACAGGAGTTACAATTGCAATAGCAGTAATACTAGTTATATATGCTATGGTACAACAAGTATTTTTTAAATAAGAATAATATGGAAAAGTATCCTTTATGGGTAAACAATCTTGTTTACTTTTTAGCAGGTATTAGATTTTATAATGTATTACTAAACTTTTTATAATGGCTGATATCACATGTTGTCCGGGTACAGATTGTCCGGTTAAAGAAAAATGTTATAGATTTACAGCTCCTAAGAGTGAGTACAGACAAAGTTATTTCTTTGAAGCTCCTGGTAAAACAGAAGATGATAAGTTTACTTGTGACATGTACTGGGGAGAAAATAATGAACTTATTTGGAATCAATTAAAAGATATTGTAAATGGGAAAGATAATTCTGGAGTTTGACTCCGATGAAGAAAAAGATGAAGCTAGAACAGCTTTAGATGGTTACAAGTGGAGAGGTGTTGTCTGGGATATTGACCAAGAACTTAGAAAAATAACTAAGTACGGATATATGGGTAACAGAGAAGCTACCGAACAAGAAACTGAGGCAGCTGAAAAACTTAGAGAAGAATTAAGAAGATTATTAGAAGAATGGAACTTAAATCTAGAATGATGAGTGTAAACAAAAAAAACTACAAAGTAGTAGAAGTACAGTACGGTTATACGACCAGGTATGTTGTTAAGAAGAAATTCTTATGGTTTTTTTGGAAGAATGTTAAAGATCATACAGGTTATGATGTTGAGTCTTCTAGTAAAAGAAAAGCTCAAGCATATATTAACTTTCTGAAGTAATTTATGCGTGTTAGGAAAAGTGCAGATGAGAAAAGAAATGACACTTTAGAAAGATTTTTACCAACATTATTTGGTATTAAAAGAAGATCACATGATAAGAAGAAGGAGCTGGTATATTCACACAAGGCTTATACCAGTCCTGTTTATAGTGTAGTAAAAAAAATGGTATTTTTCTATATGGAAAAAGATATTAGATTAGAAATAGAATCTCTGACAGCAAAGATTGCAGCAGAGCATTATGAGATTACAAAAGATGTAGATAGTAATTTAAACTATCTATGGTATATGTACCATATGGGTACTAAAGCAGGTACATTCAAGCCATTTGTTTATATGGCTGAGTTACAGTTGCTAAAAAGAATGGGTTACACAAATGATAAAGAGGTACAAAACATGATTAAGATGCTTGAATCTGATGATGAGGAGAATGTACATCTTGTTACTCTTGCTATCAAGAACTATAGAGACCTAAGAATCCAAGAATATGGTGAGTATTGTAAAGTAAGTAAGCATTATGCAGATATTGCAAAGAACTATGCATTTGAGGTACTTAACCATGAAGTATTTATGACTACAATGGCTGTTAAGTAATGTCTAAGATAATGAAAGAGTTTGTCATCAAGGAGATGAGACTTAAAAACAAAGACATTGCAATTATGCTACCTAAAGCAGTAGCCGGTTATATTAGAACTAAATATAAGTGCTCTGCTCATTTAGCAAGAGAAATAACTAAAGAACTAACCAATGACAGAAAATGATTTAACAGACTTAGGCTTTAATAAAGTGGAAGTCAAAGACTTAGAGAGTCAGAATGGATATGATTACTATTATTATACCTATGAAGTATTTAACAATCTTACACTGATCTCAATAGATAGTGACAGAGTAGAGAATGGTCAATGGTATGTATATAACTTAGAGTGGCCGGATCAGTTCAGAATGCATGATAAAGAACATGTTATTCATTTTCTTGAAACTGTAAATCCTCATCCACATCCCCATCATGCTTAGACATGACCTTAGCTTTTTCAGCTAAAACATTAAAGATAACAAGGGTGGCAGCTGATTTCCAGCATTCATCTATTTTTTCAGAAATAATATCCAAAGGAGCAGGGGTAGTTAATACTTCTCCTGTTCTTAAATGGATTTTTGTACCAGCATCAGGATTCATGACATTGACAAAAGACACTCTAGTTATGTGAGTTACATTAAGGTGCTCAATATATGGGCCCTCTTTGTCTCTGAATTCTATGGGTAGAAACATTATAGTATGATATTACCTTCTATTTTGTAATTTTTTACTGAAACTTTATCTTTAACTCTTTTCATTATGGCAAACCCATGATTCCATTCATTGATTTCCATATACTCAGGAGCAAGATCACACATGCAGCCTAAACTATATGCTTTGATTGAAGTTGGCTCACCTACTCCATAAACTCTCTGTGAGCTTTCACTAGACTTATGGAAGTGATTCACTATGGAATTAGATTTAAGTCTCATTAGAAGTGTCCTAGCGGGTACTACACCACCAGCTCCGGGGATTTTATCTCCGTGCTCTATGGTATAGTCACCAAATACTACTTTACTTCTAAAAGGTATGAACTCTATTCTGTATTCTGCAACATGTAGAATAACATCTAATCTGAACTCATCCATGTCTAATAGCTCTGATGCCTTAATTCTTAGGTATCTTTCAAATCTATTCTCATGGTTACCTGTAATGTAATAGATGGGAATATCAGGGAACCTATCTCTAATATAAGCCAGGAATTCTTTTCCTGCCTCTATCTCATCTTTAAAATGTACTACTCTTGGGTCTTTCTCATGAAAAGAAAGCTGATAGAAGTCTAATAAGTCTCCATTAATTAAAATAGAGTCTACTTTTTCTTCTTCAAACTTACTAAACATAGTTTCTAAGGCTGTATTATCATGAAATGGTATGTGGACATCTCCAAATATACCTAATCTCATACACCCTGTAGGGAAGGTAAATTGGTTACGTGTTTTTGTGTGTGATTCTGGTAAACTAAGCTTATTTTGCATAACTTTGGTCTTTAGTTCTTTTAAGAATTTATTGTGGGGACCCTGGCTCATGTGAGTTCTTTGTTTTTTACCTGTTTGTCCTCTATAGTATCTTACTCTAGTATAGACAACTTCAAATGATGTAAAAAATGCAGTATTTTCTGCATAAATTTTTCTGGCTAAAGTTTTAGAAGGAGCTTCTGGGAATTTTTCCAAGTACTCAAAAACAATTTCTGTAGTTTTCAGAACAGTGTTTCTTTTAGTAACGGCTTTTGTCATATATATATTAATATACAAAAAATAATCAATATGTTTACTGTAAAACTAGTTAAACAGGATGGCAAGTTAGTTTATCCTAATGATAAATCAAAGTTAAATTATCAAATATTTCTTGATAAACTTCCTGAAGGACAGGAGGTAGAAGTATATATGGGACCTACATCAAGTGATAAAAGTGTGGCCCAGCTTGCAAAAGTGCATGCATGTATAAGAGCATTAGCCTCAGAATCAGGCTATACTTTTGATGAGATGAAAACTCTAGTAAAACAACAATCTGGTCTATGTTATGATGGAGGAGATGCAATTATGTGCAAATCCTTTGCAGAATGTAGTAAAGATGAACTAGCACTAGCTATTGAAGCTTGTATAGAAATTGGTCAGATGTATAATATGAACCTTACTTAGAAAGTGTAGGTGCTACATATCCTTCATCACCAGGTTCAAGAATTTCTTTTTCTGTATATAAATTTTCAGTTTTAAACTGAGCTTCCATTTCAGCTAACAAAAGAGCAACTGTATAAAAAGATCTTTGAAGATCATCAAGATCAACATATGACTTTGTCATTATATCTTTAAGATATTCTTCTGTTTGATTATTTTTGCCAATGTTTTGGTAAATATAAAAAGACAAAGCCTTAGTCATCATATAAAAACTTTTGTTGACTTGGATTGACACAACTGCGTCATCTTTAATTTCTTTTACTGTGATTGCCATAAACTTAATTTTAAACAAAAATATGAAACAAAAATTAGATATAGAAGAAATTAAACAAAAAATGTTTGAAAAGTTAGAACCTTCAGGATGGGGTAAGGTTTTTAAACCATTTATATTTAGTGGAGACTTTGATAATATCATTACACAGTTAGCTCAGACAGCTAATGATGGGCAAAGGTTTACTCCTACCCTAAAAGACATATTCAAAGCTTTTGAAGAATGTCCTTATGATAAACTTAAGGTAATCCTTGTAGGGCAAGATCCATATCCTCAATTTGGTGTAGCTGATGGCATTGCATTTAGTTGCAGTAAAACAAATCAACTACAACCTAGTCTAAGATATATGTTAAGTGAAGTTAATGTTACTTTATATGGTGGTCATCCTGTATCAACTGATGTTGATTTAACTAGATGGGCAAACCAAGGTATACTAATGCTTAATACTGCTCTTACAACTACAGTTAATAAAATTGGTCAACACTATAAGATATGGCAACCATTTATAGCATATCTCTTTGATTATCTTACATTGAATCATAATGGATTAGTCTATGTTTATCTTGGTAAACAAGCTAAAGAATGGGCTGATGCAATAAGTGAAAACAATTATAAGTTTTTCTTATCTCATCCTGCAAGTGCAGCTTATAATAGTAGCAAGTGGGATTCAAAAAATGTATTCTTAGAAACTCAAGTAATTATTAAACAAAATTATAATGAAGACTTAATCTGGTAACATGACAGAAATATTTAATAGACTTATACAGGAGAACATTACTCCTAATGCTTACTATATCTTGCATTGCATTAAAGAAAAGGTTGTACCAAAAAAATTTGTAAACAAAGAGCTTGAATGCAAAAGATTACAAAATGATGAATGGTTAACTGAAAATTTGCAACTTACTAGTAAAAGTATTATCTTTATGGAAGAAATTAGTGGATTCTTTAATAGAACTACTAAAAAGGTCTCAAAAGATTTAATGGGTGCAGAATTTATGCAAAAGATCCAGGAATATGTTAACATATTTCCTAACAGGAAACTGTCCTCTGGAAAATATGCAAGAACAACTGCAAAAAATCTTGAAGGTGCCTTTAAATGGTTTTTTACAACATATGATTACGATTGGGAGATTATTCTTAAAGCTTCTGAAAAATATGTAAAAGACTATGAACTTAGAAATTTTGAATATATGAGAACATCACAATATTTTGTGAGAAAACAAAGTCTTGACAAATCATTTGAATCTGAATTAGCAAATTACTGTGAGTTACTCAAAACTACTCCAGATGTTGATCATGTTTATTTTAGTGAAGATGTAGTATGAGAAGTAAAACAGAGTTTAGTACCTTTTTGTTATTTATAGCAATCATAGGTACAATATTAGCTTGGTGCATAACTGATCTATTTATTATAACAATTTCTTTTTGGCAGTTTTTTCTAATTGAACTTGTTATAAGTGTATTCCATGCTTTTTACAATAAAGCAAAAAATCAGTATAAACCAATAAAATAAATACAATGGCTGAATTATTTAATGGAGCAAGGGCTCTCATTCCTGTAAGTGAAAGACAAGCATTAGAGAAAGCTCTAATAAAAATGCGTGCAAGAAGGAACGGAGAAGTAAAATCTCTTAAGAGTGCTTGGCCCAAGTTTAATGATGCTTTTTGTGATGGATTAGAATGGAGAACTATCACCGTAGTTGGTGCTAGACCGGGAACAGGTAAAACTTTATTCATGGAACAGTTGATTAGTGATATTATAGAACACAATGCTGACCAAGAATTTAGAGTTTTAAAGTTCCAGATGGAAATGGTTGATGAAACCAGTGGTGTAAGAAAATTTAGTCTGAAAACAGGTTCTGATTACAATACATTAATGAGTAAAGGAAAACAAATAGATAAACATATCTATGAAAAATGTTTAGAGTATTATCAAAAAACTGCTGCTAAAGATATAGTAGAAGTAGTATATGATGCATGTACAGTAGATGAAATGTGTGCAACTATTCATTATCATATGAATAAACACAAGAAAGAAGATGGGACTTACCCAAACATGCTAGTTGCAATTGACCACTCTGCACTATTCAAAAAATCTAGAAATGAAAAAGACAAGTTTGAAATGCTTGGTTCATTAGGTGAGGCACTCACTATGATGAAAAAGCATTATCCTGTTGCCTTTGTAGTTCTCAGTCAATTGAATAGAAACATTGATGACCCTAAAAGGTCTGAAGAAGGAACTTACGGTAATTATGTATTAGATTCTGATATATATGGTTCTGATGCGTTGTTGCAACATGCTGATGTAGTATTAGGTATTAATAAGCCTTCAATAAGGAAGATCAGAAATTATGGTCCAGAAAAGTATATTATTAGTGACACAGATGTATTAGTCTTTCACTTTTTAAAATCAAGAAATGGTACCACACGTATAAGCTTCTTTAAGCTTGATCGGACTACAATGAGAATTATTGAGATTGATACTCCACCAACGGCAACAAAACAAAAATTAAGTACAAATTAAAAAAAAGTTATGAGTTTAAGACAACAAAAAACATCTGAATTCTATGTGCAGCACATGGAAACATTCAGAAAGTTGGGGATCATGGATCCATTCTTTGTAATTAAGACTGCATTTTTCCAGAAAGGTAAGTATGGAAGACAGGTTCAATTCTTTGAATGGGAATTAAAGAAAGATGAGGACATTTATGTTGAATTTTATGACAATGTAACTGATGCAAGTGGAAAGACAGTAGATCATATACCTTTTCATGATGACAGAATACTTTGTAAATATAAAGTCAACCCTCATTTTGCTGAAGAGTATGAGAAAAAAGAAAATACCAATCAAAGTACTGGTGAGTCTTATTTTACTTATACTGTTCCATTAGCTGAAATGATTACTATTAACTTAGATGGAAGAGAAATGGCTTACCCAATGTATGAGAAAGCTAAAGAGTCTCCTTCTAAGGAAGATGCTGGTATGCCGAGATTACAGAACAGTTTAGTTTTCCCAAATTTTGAGGAAGACCTGATTAAGAAACCTGAAGAAGTAAAAGAACCAACCCTAGAAGATTTACTAGTGGGAGATGATACACCTATTTCAGATATGACAATCAGAGATGTTGCTGCTATTCTATGGAAAAAGCCTGTAAGTAATAAATTATGGTTAAACTCTTTAATTAACAGACAATGAGTATAATACTGCCAACAAACAAAGTAAAGGGAGGACGTGTAAATCCCAAGAGAATAGTTATCTATTCTAAACCAAAGACTGGTAAAACCACAGCGTATGCTGGTCTTGAAAATAATCTAATATTAGATTTAGAAAACGGAACTGATTATGTAGAAGCTCTGAAAGTAAAAATTAATAATCTACAGGAATTACTTGACACTGGTAAAGCTATTAAAGAAGCAGGATGTCCTTATAAATTTGTTACTATAGATACAGTAACAGCATTAGAGGAAATGATTATGCCTTTAGCAATTAAGCTTTATAGACAAACACCAATGGGTAAGAATTTTGATGGCACTAGTGTTATCACTCTTGCAAATGGTGCAGGATATTTATATATCCGTCAAGCTTTCTTTCAAGTTTTAGATTTTATTGATACCTTAGCGCCCCACATTATTTTATCTGGTCACATTAAGGACAAGCAGGTAGATGATAAAGGTGAAATGGTTATGTCAGCAAACATTGACTTAACTGGTAAAATTAAATCTCTTATCTGTGCACAAGCTGATGCAATTGGTTATATGTACAGAAAAGGAAATAAGACTATTTTGTCTTTTAAAACAAATGAAGAAGTTACTTGTGGTGCTAGGCCAGAACACCTTAGAAATGAGGAGATAGTAATAAGTGAAATGGTAGATGATGTCCTAACAACAACATGGGACAAAGTATTTGTGTAACAATTAAAAATAAATAAAAATGGGATTAAGTACAACTGATTTAAGCACTGGAGGTTCGGGCCTTCCAAAAACATTAGCTCCGGGTAACCACACATTGAAAATTAATAATATCCATTTGGATGATTATTCATTTATTCCAGGTGCTAAACATTTAATGCTAAATGTAGAGGGTGAACCAATTGAAGGTTTTCAAGGTTTTATGATTGACAAAGATGATGAAAGCAAGGGCCATTATGCAGGTCAAATTGGTAGAGTAAAAGCAAGTCAATATGCATTTGCAGATGGAGAAACTAAAACAGGAATTAAGATTCAGAGAGATAGATCTATCATGATGTTCTTACAGAACTTATGTAAGACTATTGGAATCAATGACTGGTTTGTTGCTCAAGATAATTTGCATGATACAATTGAAGACTTAATTAAAGCATTCAATGAAACTGCACCATTCAAAGACAAGTTTTTTGAATTTTGTATTTCAGGTAAAGAGTATGTTGGTAAAACAGGTTATACAAATTATGATTTGTTCTTACCAAAATCTGATAAAGGCAGATATGCATATGGTGAAATTGAAGGTGGTAAGGTTTTAACTTTTGATGAGAAAACACATCTTATTAAAGCTAAAGTAACTGAAGTTAATAACTTTGGTGATGATGATGATATTAGTATTCCAACTAAAACATCATCTGACTTTTCACTTGACTAAGAAATAGTTTAATTAAAGGAGGGTCAGCAATGGCTCTCCTTTTTTATTTATCAAAATATTATGATTTCAACAAAGAACTTAATTTCCAAAATTACTGATGTTCCTGTAGAATGGGTTTATGAATATTACCTAAATTTAAATGAAAGACTTAATGGACAAGACATAAAAATCTTATCCGTATTTAATCCAAAAGATAAA